GTAAGTGATAATGTGAAATTATCTAACTCATCCTCTAAACCTAATAGGTAGAGATGTACTAATGCAATTTTATTTAATTCTTGTATTAGGGATTTTTGTACTCTGTTGATTGTTCTTGCAAAACGTATATCCATAAGTGCAAGACTCTTACCCTCACCAACAATCTCTTCAAAACCTAAGAATGCCTTTGGTATTCTAAGTGCTGCGAGAAGTTTCTTTTGGATATATTCAATATCGGCAATTTCACCTAAGTTCTGAGCTCCCGGTAAAGTTTCAATAGGAGATGACTGTGATGGGTCACGAACAGGAATGAAATAATCTTGATCAACCGCCATTTGGTTGTATCTCATATCTACCTGACCATTTCTTTGATCGACAATCTGATCTCTTTTAAACTTGTTGGCAACACGTTGTACGTACGCCTCGATATCTTTATCATCCATGTTACCCACGAATACTTTGAATACCCTTCTTTCAGGTGCCCTCGAAGTTCTATAGATTAACATAGCATCCTCCGCAAGAAGTAATTGTTTCCAAATACGTCTTACTTTATCTAACATAGAAGTTCCGTAAGGGAGTTTTCTATCATCACCCAATAATCTAAAGTGTGCGACTTCCCACGCTTGGAATTCCATATCCTTATTCTTCCAAGTAAATCTTAACTCCCTACTTGGTAACTGCACACCCGCAGATGGTTCTGATTTGTGTACATGAGATGCGGCACCTTCATGTCTTTCAATTTCAATATTGGGTAACTGTTGACATCCAACCACACCTCTTTCAGGATCTATTTTTAGATAAACAAAATTATCCCCATACTTTGCCAAACCTCTACACCACATTTGTAGGTTAGTGTTAATGTCAAGTACGTTATTAAAGAGATCTTCTAATATGTTTCTAACTCTTTTAGATTCTGAATATACGGTTAGTATTTGACCCTTTTCTGAAAGTGTCGTAGATTCCTCTGAATAGATATCTAAAGCCGCAGATATTTCAGGAGTAAATTCCATTGATTCATAATCGTAATATGCGGCCAATCTATTTGGTTCGTAATAAACCGATTGATTATATAGGGACTGATCCAATTTAGTCCACTTATCCGCAATGTATTGTGATTGTTGTCTTTGTAGAAGTTCTCTCTCGAAATCCTCTTTACTATCTGTTTTTAACAGTTTGTCTCTATCAAACTTATATTGCGGAGGGGTTGACGGTTTTTCCGTTTGGAAACCGAACACCTTCGTCAATCTTTGATAAACTGTCAAATTTTCTTGAGCCATACTAATAAATATTAAACTTTATAATATACGTTTTTTTTTCGACATTTTAAAGTTGTTTAGATTTACCACCAAACAACCACGAGTACTCTTGGTACTGTTCTCTCGATAAATTATTGTTTGAGGGGTTGTGTGGTTGTCCGTCCATTGACATTGAACCCACCGCATCAAACGCGGTTCCATGTGAGTAAAACGATTTTTTCGGTTCGTAGGTTCTTTCGGATAAAACCCACGAATCTAACATCGCCTTATTCGCACTATCATTTCTCTTTAATTGGGTAAAACAGATATCCCCCACATACATCGCAATTGCCATGGCCATGATAGCATCATCATGTGCTCCTTTCATGTGGTTTGGTCTACCATTAATATAAACAAAGGTGTTTAATTCATTAAGTAATCTTGATGATCTAACCACAAAACCATGTCTCAACTGTTCCTCGAAACTTGCAACGATTTGAGTCCTTTTATTATTAAAGTTTATACCGGGTATTTTTTCCTGTGCTTTCTTATTATACTCCCACATATTCATGGAATTAACACCATCAATATATTGGTCTTTGTATCCCATTTCTTGTAGTTTACGTGATGTTGCAATACCCATACCACCTGTTATATCTGTTGCGACAAATGCCTTATATAAAACACCCCACTTATACACGATAGACGCTAAGTCGTCGGGTGGTATCTTACCTACATATTCGGCAACTTGTTCTCTTTCGTCAAAATCAATTACACAAATAGAAGAGGCATCTGCACTATCACCTCTTGAAACGTCGACACCCATTATATACCTATGACCCTCTACAGGTTCTTTCCACATCCACATTGTACCCTGCATATATTTTTCTACAGGGTCCTTTATCATCGTTTTTCTAATTCTTTCCTGAACATCATTTGGGATAACACCATCCCCTGAACCAAGGAAATCACACTCCAATTCCTGTGCGATTTTTCTCTTATCGTATTTGAACTTTTTAGCCATGTTCTCAAACCAATGAGAGTAGGGTTTGTATCCATTTTCGAGTAGTTCCTCATAACGTTGCCATCCTTCTTCTAAAGTAATCTCCTCGTCATTATACTGTTCCCTATTTAACATGTAGTGAATAATATCATCAACCTTTAACCACTTAAGGTCAGATGCGTAACGAGGATCTTTAAACCACCTTAAATCAGTGATTTTAAAGTCATTCATTCCCCTTAACGCTTGATCATATACACCATAGTATATTGGGTCATATCCGTTTGGTGTGGAAATGAGAATTACCTTACCACCTGTTGATAAGGATGCCATACACGCAGCCCAAAAATCTTCTCCCGCTTCGATATATGCTGCCTCATCAAAAACAAGAACCGTCGGTGTATATCCACGAAGTGCATCTGCAGATGTTGCAACCGCCTTCACTTCACACCCGTTATTCATTCTATATCTACTTTCGGAGTTTTTATCGGGGGAAAAACCGACATTTATCCATTCAGGCCATTGATCCAAGAAACCACGTATTTTGTTTGCCATCTCGATGGCGGTATCTCTTTTATTCGCAATGATCAATATCCTCTCAGGATTATCAGGACTCGCAGTTTGTATCTTCTTGGATAACCATGCTGCAGTTACTGTAGATACACCCGCCTGTCTGTACTTACGTGTGATATTTTCGTTATAGTTATCATAATCATTAATCAATTCAACCTGATCAGGAAATAACTCTAACGGTACATACTTCTTTTGTGTGTTATCGTATGTTTGTAGATATGTCTTCAACGCATATGGAGTATCCTTCATGATCTTGGCATACTCCTTAAGTTGTAATAGTTTGTTCTTATCCATATCCTATAAATACAAAAAAAGTGGTCGTGCTGACCACTTTGAGTTATACTTCAATATCGTCATCATAACGATCGTCCATGTCGGGACCATCATCGGAGTCGTCACGAGGTGATAATCCAATCCCTAACGAACCGAGGAATCCCTTTAATCCATCATCTTCTTCATTTCCGAATTCTTTGTTGTATTGATCTTCTTCGTAGTCTTCATTTTGTAAATCTGAAATGATTTGATCGACCATCTTACTTAAAATATCTTTACCTAAATCACTTCCTTTTAATATTTCCTTAGACACCTTGAAAAATTCTTGAGTATCTAATGCGGAAAATCTTGAGAATAAATAATTTTGAATATGTTTCATATCGTCATCCATGAGTTTCTCAGGATACGACTCTCTAAACTTACTCCAAATAGTGGGTCCCAATCTAAGGTCCCAAACTTCTGCAGGTAAGGTATCAGTTTTAGACATTACCATTTCCGCAGATCTTGGATCATCAGGTAATCCTTGTGTACCCATGATCTCCATAACACCCTTAATCACTTCATGAATTAGTGCGGGGAAAAATACCGCCCTTGCAACTACTGTTGGTGGGTCAGTTTCTGTGTTGATTTCTTCTTTACCGGCAAAATTACCACCACCCATTCCTTGTTCTAACATTCCATCAGGTAAAACCCAATACATTAAATCATTAACGGACATTAGGATACCATATTGATTAACAATGTTGGGGTTTCTCTCTGTTAATTGATCAGCGACCAATTCGAACATATAATGTCCCTTTTTTGATGCCCCCTGAATTAAAGCATTAATAAAACGTCTTTTTGCGGTCTCCTGATCAAACTTCTCAAACGCATCGATGAAATCTTCAACATCGTCTTCCGCCTCTTCAGGGTTAACACCAAATTGTTGTTCGATTTCCTCTTCACTTGGATCTTCACCTTGTTGTTGGAAACCCTCACCATCTATTTGACCTAAACCAACTAATTTGGCATCAAACTGTAGAGCTCCCTCAGGTAAAGACATCTCCTTCTTAACCAATTCTACCGCTAAGTTTTCTAAGTACTCTCTATTTTCAGATTCAAACT